GTCGCGCAAATTGGGACATTGTGCCACCCGCCTTGGGACATAGCTAAAGGGGCGTTTAATCGCCCCTTGAACCTCGTTTAAACACCACCCCGCCGAGTAAAACCAGACCCCGCTGTCGCGGGGCCTGATCAAGGTCCAGGCTCACAGGGAGTCACAGACGCAGCGCAGGCCCACATTCGCAGAGACATTCTCCGGGTGGTTGTTCGAGTTCACGCAACGGGAGCCACACCGCACGCCGTGGTCGAATCCGCCCCCGGCTAGCCACAGGCGCCAGCGCCGATGGTAGATCTCGCCACGGTTGTGCGACGCATCCTTGCCGTTCTCCACGATGGCCCGGCTCCAGTTGTAGTCGGCGCTGGACGTGGAGCCCACGTCGTAGTGGTCCAGCATCGGCTCCCAAAGGTTGCCGGCAGCGTCCACCACGCCGGTGCAGCTTACCGCCTTGGCCACGGCGCCGGTCTGCGTGCGCCCTCTATTGCTGGCGGCCGACCAGGCGGTGTCGTTGTTGCCGTCGTTGCCCTGGGGCGCCCCATCGGCGTAGACGAAGAACTCGGCCACGGTCGGCAGACGCTTGCCGGCGTTGGCCGCCAGGCGCGGCAGGTCCAGGTAGCGCGAATAACCCTCGGTACCGGATAGCGGCGTGGCGTTGAACCGCGACAGCGGCACGGTTTCGGGCCAGCTCGCGCCGTCCTCGCTGCTCAGGTAGATGTCGGCCCACAGCTTGCCGGGGATCACTTCGACCATGCCGGTCGGGTCGCAGGTGGGGCGGTGGCCAAGATCCCAGACGCTGGTCGGCACGATGATGGTGGACGGGTTGAAGCTGGCGTTGTAGCGCTCCGACAGCGGACGCCAGCGGCCATAGTGGAAGCCGCCGATGCGGCGGGAATTATCCGACGTGTAACCGCCCGGCACGGTGATGTTCTGGCTGGCCACCAGGCCCGCGCGGCCGTCGTCGCTCTGCACGGCATAGAGGTACACATCGTCGCCGACAGCCAGGGCGTCCAGGCTGCCGTCCTGGTTGGCGGCGTCGGTCGGGTTCCAGTCGGTGCGCGGCTCCAGCACGTAGCCCTTGCCGTTGCCGCCGATGTTCAAGATGCCCTCGGGAATGTCCAGGCGCATGTCGCCCACCGCGCGGATCTGGCCCAGCAGCTTGAAGTGGCCGGCGCCCTGGGCCGGGATTGCGTAGGTTTTCTCTGCCATGCTTACTTGCCCTCCAGTTCCGACAGCGCCATCTCGACATCAAGCGCCGTAAAGCCCAGCCGGTGCATGCGGGAGCACTCGGACTCGGCCAGCTTGTATTGGGTACGGGTCACCTCGCCGGTGTCCTCGTCCTCGTCGGTCATCACCCGGTACTCGGGCTCGTCGCCGTCCGGCGCCTCGTCCTCGCCCAGGGCGCGGTCCACCTCGTAGGCGAAGCGCCCATCCAGTAGCGCCTGCCAGTGGCGACGCAGCTCGACCACCTCATGCGGGCGCAGCTCGTCGCGCATCGCGGCGTCGTGCAGCATCTCGAAGTCCGCGCGGGTCTTCAGTGCATTGCGGGGAATGCCTCTCATGCTTACTCCTCGGTCACGGTTACGGCTGCAACACCCGACACCGAGCCCACGGCCCGGCGCTCGGCGATGGCGTTCATCGCCGCCGCCACCTGGGCCTCGTCCTCGATGTTCGGCTCGATGCCGGCGTCCTCCAGGATCGCCAGCAGCTCGCGCTGCAGCATGTTGAAATAAGCGGCCAGCATGGGCGTCGCTCGGACGTTGCTGGCCGGATCTCCGTTCCTCCACTCGCCGTCGGACGTGGTCCGCTCGGTGAAGGCGCCTACCTTTTCCATCGCTACCCCTCCAGGTACCCAACATTCAGAATCAGCCAGGACGGCGCCGCCTCATGCAGCGCGCACTCGACCAGGTCATCGCCCCAGCTCCGCAACGGGTCGCCGATCTCCGACTCCCCGACCACCGCCTCGCGCACCACGCCGGACGGCATCAGCACATCCCAGGCCCACAGCCAGTCCTCGCCGTTCATCGGGTCGCCGATCTCGGCCCCGCGCGGCCCCACGCCGCCGGCCAGCTCCATGGTGGCCTCGCGCTGCTCGATGATCTCGACACCCTCGTACCCCAACCCCTCGGCCAGGTCGATGTAGTCCTCGTGACGCATGCCGCCACGGCCGACGATGCGGCCAATCAGCGCCACGCGGCGGTCGGCCATGGACTGCTCGGCCGGGGCGCAGCGGCTGGGCAGCCCGTAGCTGCCCTCCCACTCGGGGAATAGCTCGTTGGCCTGGCGCGGGTCGGCCTCGGCCAGAAGCTCGCGCCCCCGGCGGTCGATCCGGCCCGGCTCGCGGGCCATGCCCGCCAGCAGCCGCTGCAGCGTGCTGTCGGGCTCGGTCGGCCAGGCCATGCCCGGCGGAAGCAGGGCGAACAGCAGGCCGCGATAGTCGTCCGCCGTCAGCCCTCCACCCATGTCACACCTCCCCAGGTTGGCAGCACGCCGGTGGCGTGGGTGACGTTGGCGGTGGGCCACTGCAGGTCGTAGTCCTGCACGCCAGGCGCCAGACTGATCGCGCTACGGATGCGGCTGATCAGCAGGGTGCCGCCGGGCTCGCCCTCGCGCTCCACCAGATCCTTCAGCGCCTGGACGGCGGCGCTGCGCACCTCCTCGGTGTCGGGGATCACAAACAGCTCGGGCTCGAACGCCTGGGCCTCGGGTGCCACAACGTACACCTGGGCCTGCACGTTCTTGCGCTCCTCGATGTAGTCGTGGACCGCCTGCAGAAGCTGCTCGGACGGCAGTGGCCCGTCGGTGGCGTCGTCGGCCATGATGCGGATCACCACCGAGCCCGGCCCCATGCCCAGCGGGTCTTCCCAGGCGCGGGTCACGCCCGGCACGTCCAGCGCCCAGCCCTCCCAGTCACCCTCGGCACCACCGCGCGGCACGCGGGAACGTCGCAGCAGGATGCGGTCGCGCCAGCTCGCGTGGGTCTCCTGGTCGGCGCCACCCAGGATGCCGTCCTCGTCCACCGTGGCGGTGCTGGACACGCCAGGCACCGGCGACACCAGCGACAGCTCCGCGCCGGCGAGCTGGTCGCCCGCCTGGCCGGCCTCGCGGGCCTCGACCTCGGCAGTGGCCGCGCCGCCCTCGATCACCGCCTCGGCCAGCGTCTCGTACTCCTGGTCATCCACCTGCAGCAACGTGCCGGCGACGATCACCGAGCCGTCGCTACCCTCGAACGCCACCCGGCCGGTGGCCTTCGCCGACTGACGGCGCGGCACGCCCGCGCTGTGCAGGTGCAGGTTCTCGTCGTCGCAGGTCTCCGGGAAAAGCTGCTTTTCCAGCCACTGCAGGTAGCCGTAGAGCCCGTGCACCAGGCCCGCCTCGCTGGTCGCCAGCGCGCGGGTCAGGCGCACCTCCAGCGCCGCGCGGGTGCCCGGCAGCCGTGACAGCAGATCCTGGTCGGTGCGCCGGATCAGCTCCGGCAATGTCGGCCGTCTAAACGCCATCTAACCCTCCGTTATGCAGCGTTTCGCCACACGTAATCGAATTGCCGCTCCAGCACGCCGGCATCGCCCCGGCGGATCACCACCCGCAGCCCTAGGGTGTCGCGCCGCATGTGCCACGCCTCGACCTCCACAGCCTCGGCCACGCCGTCTTCCACCAGCCAGGCCAGCGCCTCCTCGGCGTACTCATGGGCGCGGCGCAGCACCGCCTCTTGCTCCTTCTCCCGATGCAGCAGCCACAGCCGCGACCCCATCGGTCGATCCAGGTAGGCGTCGGCCCACCAGCCCCGGCGGTCGCCAGTGCCGTCCGGCAGGCGGTCGGCGGGCAGCGCGCGGCGGTCGGTGAACAGCGACAAGATCACCGCCGTGGTCAGGCCCTCGTCGGCAGCCAGGTCGCCGCCCTCGACAGCCAGGTCGAAGCGCTTGGCCTCGGCGTCGTAGTGCATTGCGAAGTCCATCAGCCCATCTCCTGGTTAGGCGTGCCGGTGGTGCCGCCGCTGTCGCCGGGGTGGTTGTGGCCGTTGTAGGTATCGCGCACGCCCTGCACCGAGCCCACGCCGTCGGACACGTCGCCGCTAGCGTTGATGTCGCCGATCACCACCAGGTTGCCGTTGATGGTCACATTGCCGTCGTGGGTGGTGGTCGCCGTGATGTGACAGGTCGGCGCGGTCGCTTCCAGGTGCTGCACCGCCTCCACGCGGATCGACTCGCGCCCCAGCACCACCACGTTGCCCAGGTCGTCGTACAGCGCCACCTCGCCCTGGGCCAGGTCCTTCAGCCGGTAGCGGCGGTCGTCCACCGACAGCGCCACCAGGTGCGCACGGGCGCCACCCACCGACGCCACCACCGCCTCGGCGCCGGGGTGCGGATGGCAGGTAAAGCCGTACTCCTGGAAGCGCTCGGCCCACGCGGGCTCACCGCCCAGCAGGGCCACCTGCACGCCCTGCAGGTCCAGGCGGTCGTCCACCAGCTTGAGCACGCCCCGGCTGACCAGCAGGCGCACGCGGCGCCATAGCGGCCCCAGGGCACGTTGGAAGATGCGCGCTTGATCGGCCATCAGATCCCCCACGGGTCTTCTGCGGGTGGCGCCGGCTCGGACACCGGCACCGGCTCGAACGCCTCCGGCGGCGCCACGCGCAGCTCGGCAACGCGCCCCTCGTCGTTGCTCTCGATCAGCTGCACGTCGCTGATCAGCATCGCCTCGTCCAGGCCCAGGTACTCGTCGCGCACCTGCACCAGGTCGCCCGGTCGCCACACGCCCTGGTCGTTGCGCCAGCCCCCCACGGTGTAAGTCACCCCGCGCCCCTTGGCCCAGCGCATGCGCGCCTCCAGCTCGGCCCGCTCGCGGCAGTCCTCGCCGTCGGCCGGCGTGTCGCACACGATCAGGATGGTGCGCGGCTGGCGCACGCGCGGGTCGCGGGCCTGGCCGCGCGGCGTGACGGCCTGCTCACCCCACCAGTCATCACCGCCGGTGGTCTGCCCCTCCACGATGTAGGTGCGAAAGCGGTCGCGGTCGCTGAACTGCCCCGCACCCCGGCGAATGTTGCCGCCCAGCACCAGGGCCGGCGTCACTTCGCGCTGCACCGCATGCACGATCACCAGGCGCCCCTCGGCGTCGGTCACCACCCGCGCACCACGGATCTGCGCCGCACGCTCCAGCGCCTCGGCGATGGGCTGGCCATCCTCCAGGGCGAAGGCGCGGAAGGGACGGGGCGCCTGCACGGTGTCCACCACCTCAATGCCGTAGGGCTCGGCCAGCGCCCTGGCGATCTGCACCAGGGTGCGGCCGTCGAAACGGGTATCCGGCCCGCTGCAATCCACCAGGTCGGCGGTCTTGCTGCGCCCGCGCGCCACGATGGTGTGGGTGGTGGCGTCGTAGTCGGGCAGCACGTCGTCCACGTAGCCGGTCAGCACCAGCTCGTCGCCCACGCTCACGGTGCACGCCTCGCCGGGGCGCACCGGGCGGCGCTCGCCGCTGTCGCGCCAGCGCTCGGTCAGCACCAGCTCGAAGCTGTCGGCGATCTGCTCAAGGCTTAGGCGGATGCGCACCTCCTGCCAACCCTCGTGGCGGTCGCTGCCGATCTGCAGAATCACGGGATCTCTATTCACTCATCACCTCCAGGGCGATGCCGCCGCGCAGGGCGCCGGGGTGGGGCACGTTGTTGCGCACCGCGATCTCGTCGGCCCGCCGGGCGTCGCCATACAGGCGGTGGGCCACCACCAACGCCGGCAGCGTGCGCTGCGGGGTGTAGGTGGTCAGCCCAGGCAGGGCCACGGCCCGCTGGCGCAGATCCTCGGACACCGCCGCGCGCAGCGTGACCAGGGCGCCATAGACGGCGTCGGTGATCGGCTCGGACTGGGTCATCTGGGCGTCGATCAGGGCCAGGGTGTCGGCCCCGGCCGCCTCGGCATCGCCCCGGCTCAGCCAGTCGGTTTCGCCCACCAGGCGCGCCGCCGCCAGGGTCGCCGCACGGCCGTTCAACTGGTTGGCCGCTATGGTGTTGCGCGCCCGCTGCCGCCGCTCTGGGGTGTCGGCAATGGGCGGGGCCACGTCGTCGCCACTGGCGCCGGTCTCGCGCAACAGCCGCGCCGCCCGCACCGGGGTGCCGGGCGAGAGCCGCACCCGGCCGCCGCCCGCGTCGCCGCTGCCCAGCACGCTGTTGCCGCTGTACAGGTCCAGCGCCCGCACCGGCTCCAGCACCGCATTGCGCAGGCGGTTGTAGCCGCCCAGCACGATGCTGGCGATGTTGGTGGGGAAGCGGATGGCCCCGGCGATCTCGCCGGCAATGTCGCCCACCACTTCCTCCAGGTCGCGCACGATGGCCAGCAGATCGCGCTCGACCGATACCAGCGACCAGCCCAGCGGGCCCTCGACGCTCCACTGGCTGGCGAAGTCCTCGGCCAGCGCCTCCTCGAAGGCATCGGCCGCCTGGGCGAGCTGGCGCTGGGTGTCCACCGCACGGGCGGGGAAGGTCTCGGCGCCGCTCTCGACGAACGTCACCTCGAAGGTGCACACGCCACCCTCGCGGGTGCTCTCGCTCCAGCGCGGCTCGGTGGCCACCACGCTGAAGGTGCCCAGGTAGGGGTGCACCAGCTCGCCGGGCTCCTCCGCGTCCAGCGCCTCGATCAGGGCGTCGCGCTGCAGGTCGTAGTCGTCGCCGGCCACGAAGAACTGCAGACGCCACTCGCGCGCCTTGCGCCCCATGTCCTCGGCGTAGGGCCGGTCGCGGCGCGGGTACTCGTGCACCAGCCAGCGCCGCCCGCCCTGGGTGTCGTAGCGCTCGACGTGGAACTCGACCCCCCGGAAGCTGCCGCGCAGCTCGGGATCGAGGCGTTCATGCCAGCTCATGTGCTAAGCTCCCGTGGTCACGCATGGACTGAAA